TCGCCACGTTTTTTCTCAACCCATGCCATTTTGTTTGCGACGCGGTTGGATGCTTGCGCAGGCGTCAATCCCTGCAAAGTTTCATCTGTCAAAATGTACTCTTTAGGCATTGGAGCAGTTTCTCCATACGCCTTAAATTCTTTTTCCTTAAACATCTTTTCCATCGCCTGAGCCAACTCGTCAAGCTTCAGGTTTTCATCAATAGGCCCCATTTGACTTACACGCATCTCAGGATTGGTATCCACAAACTGTTGCATGCTTTTTGGAACTTTGTATGACAGACCAGAGGTATTAATGTCCTGCAATTGAAGCGGATAAATTGTAGAGTCAATGACCTCTTCTACCTTTTGTCCTTGCGGTGTTTTTGCAAATCCTGCTTTTGGAAACCCTTCAAGTTCCCGAGAAAGACCAATGTCTGTACCTAATTGATGAGGTACGTTTTCTGTCAGCTTAGGCGACATAAAGTGCAGTTTTTTGCCTTGGTCCGCAGCTTGAACCATCTGGTCGCTTTCAGTTCCAAAGTCACGGCGCAAATATGCCCCTACTTTATCTCGTAGCCAAGTTTTTAATGCTGGCTGCCCATGAGCAAAAGTACGGGATAACCAATTTGCGTAGTCATCCGCCTCACCCATTGCTCCCCGTTCTACTTTCCCCATGTGATCAAATTGTTCAGGTGTATTCAAAAACGGCGTACCACGATTGCGGATTGCATACGAAGCACCGGGAACAGCCAACTGCTGGTTGTAGCCTTGGAAATCACGGGCCAACATCTTGGCTGCTTCCCCTGTTTTCTCCGCAGCCTTCACGCCCGCGCGCGTAACGCCAGCTGGATTAACAAGATTGCTGCCTAGATCACCCGCACCATAGAAGCCGGCTAGGGTTGGATCAGTAGATGGGGTAAATCCTAGGCCCGCGGCCCGTGATTTTTCCTTCAGATACTCACTGCCCATGAACGGTTTCTCAACACCACCGCCATATACGTTGGCAATCATGTTGGAAATATCCATCGGCGCACCCAAAATATTCTGCGGTACGTTGGTCATGCCTTTAAGGAACTCTATCTGCCCCTGACCAGACTGCAAAGCCTGAGAAACAGGGCCTGCTTTGCGACCAATACCAGACTTCTGCGCAATAAAAGCAGCATTGCTTGCCGCTTCACGCTCTGCTGATTCTTGGGCCGCGATTCTTTCCATCTGTTGCGGGGTCAACTGCTCACCCGTCTCTGGACTGCCGTCTGCACGGTACACCATGCCACCATCGGCACGCTTAAACACCCCTTTAATAGCATCCAACATGCCGGGTTCAGGCACGCGTGTGTGTGGAGGCAAGTCCCGTGGGTCTAGGCGCGTTTGACGCAGACCAGTGAGGGCGTTATATGTCTCGCGGACATCGGGCCGAGAGAACAAAGTCTTGCGCAACTCCGGATCTTTGGTCAAATCTATTTTGTGGCGCTGCTCCAAAGCAGCTAAAGAAGCCAATTGTTCATACAAAAGGTTCTTGCCCAAACCAAATTTGGATTGATACTCAAACATTTTTGGATCAAGATAGCTAGATTGCAAGTCGTATTTTTCTTTTAAATAAGGGGCTGCTTTAACGGCGTCTCTAACAAAGTTAAGACGAGAAATGCCCTTATTTCCTATCAACTCATCAAACTTACTATTAATACTGGCCGCAGATCCCAAATTCTGACGTGCCAACAAATGTTCTGTTTCATGTGCAATCGTATCGGGATAATCTTCTGATCTGCTTTTGTTTAAAAACATTGCCTGAGCCATGCCAAAGTTTTTTTTGTCATCACTGCTATCCAACACGTAACCATACGCGTTGGTATTGTCAATGCGTGGATCGGCAAGCAACATCAATCCGGGCAAACCTGCCGCAGAAGAACTTATGTCAGCAGGAGGAGCCACTCGTGTTAATGACGCAGGAGATGTACCTTGCCTGCGCAACATATCCATTGTTTCACGGTCTAACTTGCGCTCGCCTGTTGGGGGGCTTCCGTCTGCACGGTACACCTCACCGCCGTCTGCGTAACTTTCAAGTTTTCTAAAAAACGGCAGGATTTTGCCTAAACCAGTTGGTCCTTTGTCCACGTTCCTTTGCGCAAGGTCCATCAGGATACGTAACTCCGTTGCAGCAGTAGCATCCACGTGCCGCGGCGCGCTGTCTTGCATAACTGGACCGGAATAAGCGCCTATACCGTGCGCTGCAACTTCATCTGGCCTTGACCGGTAGTACCGATTGTCTTCTTCAAACTCTGGGTAACGCTTACGCAGAAGTTGTGTGCGGTTTCTACCCTCTTTACCTACCATTTTTTTGTAGGCTTCAGTAAATTGATTGCTCTTGCCAAACAGGCCCTGCTCCATTGCCTGCTGTTCCATCTGCCTGTCTGCAGCATGTGTCATTTCATGCGCTATTGTTGAAGGCATAAACATTTCAGGCAGGTTTTTGTTAATTTTTATGCTACCCGTGGTAATGTTTGGTCTATCCGAAGAAAACATTCCGTGAGTGCCTTCAGGCAAGTAGCTTGTTACCTTTACGTTGGGGACTGCATCCCGCGATTGCAAGTATTTCTCAAGCTCTTGATACGCCTCGCCCTTGCGTGCGGTATCTTTTGCTTCGGCTACTTCATCACGATAGCTGGCTTTTTGGATTGCAGCATTTCTTCTTGCTTGCCCAACCTGTCTGCTAATATTAGGATTGCCAATAAACGGCTTGCTTACATCCTCTTCCTCTTCAAAACTTCTGTTAACACTGGATACGTCGCCACCTTTGGCAAACCGCTTGTCATACCGCAGGTTTAACTGGGGAGAACCCATTGTTCCACGTGGAACATTCAAGTCTGCACTGAACTGACCACCCTCAACAGGGCGGTTGTATCCCAACGAATACGCCTGATTACCATGCACACCCGCCGATACACGGCCCTCACCCACAGGAAGTGATCCCATCAAATTAGCCATGGCCGGAGCGCCTTGGGGCTTGACAACATTTGCACTAAACCCCAAACCTTCAGGATCCTGCTGCGTATACGCCAACATCAAAGCACGCGCCGTCTGCATCTTCTCGTCTTTGCTCATGTTGGCCATGTTCAGACCAGCAATGACAGAACCTTCACCAGCCTTGGTCCGCGCGCCGAGCATCACGGAATCTGTTGTCGTTCCGCGGTCCTTCATCCGATTGACATTGCTAAAGTAATTGATGTCATCAGGGCGCTTCTCCTCCGCGTCCACTTCCCCACCGTCCTTCATCATGACCGGCTTGACATCCAACTCCAAAGAAGCCAAATAATTGACAGGCTTGTAATCCTGCATCAGCTTTTCAGCTTCGGTTTCTTTGTTCTCGTCAAATTCCTTCTCATCATCCTTGGCATCTGCCAAGGCGGCTAAAGCAAAAGCGGCTTGATAGCTGGCGGGCATGTTCTTAATGTCCGGTATGCCTTTGCTGGCACTTGCCACAGTTGTTGTTTTTGGTTCCGCTTGTGCCATTGGGGGCAGCGATGGGGGCAACGGCTCACGGTCTTTTTTTGCCATTGTTTCACGTGGAACATCCTTGCCAAGGAATCCCTTGACACGCTCTACATAAGTGCGGGTTTCCGCCGGCAACTTCTTTGGGTCAGCACCAGAAGCTAACCACCTGTCCGTGGAGCCCGGTCCCCAGTTATACGCAATCAAAGCCTTTTCTGTATCGCCATACTTCTGCTTCATGGCCTGCAAGTAATCTACGCCGACCCTTGCAATCTCATCAGGGGACTTATCCTTAGCAGGGGTTACACCAAAGCCGGGATCAAGAATAGTCTTGGGCATGACCTGCATCTCACCAAGGGCACCCTTGGGACTGGTGGTCAGAGTTTTACCGTCATCTTTGTAGCGCTTGCCGCGGCTCTCCGCTTGCTTTACAGCAGCAACTAACTCTTCAAACGTCTGTTGGGCCATGGTCCGAGGTCCTTGATCAAATATTCAAGACATTTTATGCGGCATTTCAATAATACTCAACCGGTGTTGTATCAGGCTCGTCTTCCGTATCGTCGTCCGTGTCCAACGCAATAAAGTTACCAGCACGAAATCTTGTCCAAGCCATCACCGCAGTATCCACTTGGTCGTCATTGTTCCCGTTAGGAAAAGCCGCGCATTCCTCTACAAGGTCCTCGGCCCACTCCTTACCCTCAGGATACCAGATCATGCCTGATTCAAGAAGCGGGGCCACGGCATTGGCGCGGGATACCTTGTCCTGACCAGAGCGGCGACCGCCGGGCGAGAACATCGTGACAGGAATGCCCATCTTACGCAGTTCCTGCTGCAATGGTGTGCCAGTAGCTTTCGCCTCAATCAAAACATTATCAGGCTTCCAATACATGTATTCATCCTTGGCCATGCGCTTTAGCTCAGGAAAGTCCCAACGGCCTTTGCGCACATTAAGCAGCATCAGATTGGCTCCAGAATCAGCATCAGGATAAAACACGCCCCACGTACTGATAACAGAGAAGTCAGCAGTCTCTTTCTTTGAGTACGCCGTATCGTATACCTGAATCAGATACTCACACTCTGGTGGATCATCGTACTTCCACTTGCGCCACCAGTTACGCTTCAGAATAGCACCCTCATCATTTGTCGGTTGCTGCTGCCACTGGGCGTTCCACTTCTTCAAGCCAATGTAGACTT